TTTATTTGTATTTGAAAATAGAGTAACTTTGGAAGTAATTAAAGTTATGGCTACCAATACAAGTACAACCGAACGTTACGATAAGTTTTCTTTAATTGTAAATAATTATTTCTCTACTTCGACCGATGGTTTTTATTCTTATAATATTTATCAAAAAGCAAGTAACGTCGATTTCACATTAACAGGTTTAATTGTTGAGTATGGATATATGTATCTAAATCCTACGGTTGCATTTGCGCCAACGGAATATGCTGAACAATCAAACACATTTGTAACATACAATGGATAATAATAATTATAAAAATATTGTAACAGTTAAATTTGCACAAGCTCAACAACCACGTTTTGAGGAGCGCAGGGGTAAGGGTTATATTGAATTTGGTATTAATAATGACTACCCTAAATACCTTTTAAGTTTATATAATGAAAGCCCAAAACATGGCGCAATCATTAAAGGTAAAGCAAATTATATTTATGGCAAAGGGTTTGATAATGAGCCAGGCAAAGCAAACGTACAAGGCGAAACATTTAATCAAATATTAAAAAAATGTATTTTAGATGATGAACTTTATGGCGGGTATTATTTACAGATAATCTATAATTTACTTGGCGAAATTAAAGATATTTACCACCTTGAATTTCATAAAGTAAGAACAAATAAAAGTCAATCGGAATTTAAAGTTAAAACAGATTGGGAAGATACAAGAGAGAAAGAAAGAACTTACTGCGCATTTGATAACAAATATGATGCTGCCGAGCCGATTAAGATTTTAGCGGTTAAGCAATACAATCCACGCAGTGATGTTTATCCGTTGCCTTCGTATTTTCAAGCATTAAATTATGTTGAAAGTGATGTGCAGGTAAGTAGGCATATTTTAGGCAATGCAAAGGATGGGTTTGTTGGCAGCACATTAATTAATCTTAATGGCGGTGAGCCACAGGAAGAACAAAAGGCAGCAGTTGAGAAAGGATTAAAAAATAAATTTACGGGAAGCGAAGGCGATAGGGTGGTAATAATGTTTAATAAAAGTAAAGACAACGAAAGTAGCATTGTACCATTGGGGCAAAATATGCTAACCAAAGAGGATTTCACAAATGTAAATAATTTAATTCAGCAGGAAATATTTGCAGGGCATCAAGTTACTTCGCCAATGTTATTTGGAATTAAAACTGAAGGTCAACTTGGTGGTCGTAGTGAGATTATTGATGCCTATGAAATTTTTAATAATACTTATGTACACGAAAGACAACAAGCGCATGAGCATACATTTTCAGTATTAATAACAATGGCAGGTAAACCTGGCATTTATAATATTATACCCGTTGAGCCATTAGGATTTAATCTTACCGAAGCAGGTATGTTGGCACTATTGCCACGCCAATATTTCCTTGATAAATTAGGCATTGATGACAAGTATTATAATATGCCAAGTAGCACAGGCGTTGCGCCTATTGTGGCAGATGTAACGGTTACTGATGTAATTGGTGCAACAACTGTATTAAGCAATGATAATATAAAGAATTTAACAGGTAGGCAGTACCAAAATGTTATGCGAATTGTAAGGCAATTTACGGGTGGAAAACTTACAAAAGAACAAGCAGCATTGATGCTTAAAAGTGGATTTGCTTTTACTGATGATGATGTGAATACTTTTTTAGGACTTGATAATGATGCTGCAACATTTTCGGATGATGAAATTGATTTTGCAATAATTAGTGAACTTTCTAATTGTGGCGAAAGTAAAGAACAATTTGAAGTTTTAAGCCGTCAAGTTGCAAAGTTAAATTTTGCCGAAGTGGTGCAGATTGACCAATTAGAAGCAGACATTTTAAACCTTATTCAAAAGGATAAAAGGATTGATGCAGAAACAATAGCATCAACTTTAAAAATAGATGTACCTGTTATTGTAAAGGCACTTGATAATTTAGAAAAAAATGGTTTGGTTGCATCAAAAAAAACAAAAACGGGTAACGATATAACGATTGAAAGAACACCAACAAAAGTAAATATTGAAGGTCCAAAGCCTTCAACAACTGAAATACTATTGAGGTATTCATACGAAGGTCCGCAGGATAGCAGAAACCGACCATTCTGCGCCAATCTTATGAAGTTGGATAGATTATACAGCAGGGCAGATATTGAGAACGCATCCATTCGTTTGGGCTATTCTGTATGGGATAGGCGTGGGGGTTGGTACACAGAGCCAGATGGTACGCACAGACCTTATTGCCGTCATGATTGGTTTGCTTTAACAGTAGCGAGAAAAAAATAATAATTATGAGTGCAAATATTTTATTTATAAATGAAGTTACATTAAAGAGCCGCACAGGAATAAGTGATGCTATTGATGGCAAACAAATCAAACCGCAGATAAAATTGGCGCAAGATATGTACCTGCAAACAGCGTTAGGCAGCACCTTATATTTAAGGCTGCAAACAGGTATTGAGGATGATGATTTAACTGCTAACGAAGTTATCCTTTTGGATAGTTATGTAACGGATTGTTTGGTGTGGTACACAATGAGTTTGCTGCCTTATGCTTTGGGTTATCAATTTTTTAGCAAAGGAGTTTTGCAGAAAACATCGGAGGAAAGCAATACACCAAGTAGGGTGGATTTAGAATTAATTGGAAGTCAATATAAGCAGACCGCAGAATTTTATAAGCAAAGATTAATAAATTATTTGCGAGAAAATTATACTTTATTTAGTGAATACATAAATACAGGCAGCGGGTATGATGTTATTTTCCCAGAATTAAAAGCATATACTTCGCCAATTTATTTAGGAAAAGATTTTTATTATGGAAATATATCAGCAGGAAACAACGCAATAGCAGATGAAATGGAAACAGTATATGTAACACCAAACGCAGGGGTAAGCACATTCACCGTAACGGGATTGAGTTCTGGTACAACGGTATTGATAGCGACAAGGAGTGGATTAGTAAAAGCAATAACCACCACCACTACTTCTAATAGTTTATATTTGCAAATTAATAATGCGACTGTAACGCTGCCAACGGGTGATGTTACTTCTGCTGATGAGATTTTTTCATTCACTTACAGATAAAAATGAAGTATAAAAAAAAGCTAATAGATAAAGTAATATTCCATGACTTACAACCAATTAATAACAACAATACAAAGCCTATTGGAAAGCAATCCAATAATACAAACGGCAAAAAATATAACGCCAAAGGAATGGTTAATGGATGATGACCAACCTGTTTATCCTATTTGTTGTTATTCGCTTAATAGCGGTACTCTAAATAAAGGAAGGCAGCATATTTTTTCTATTCAATTTTTCTTTTTAGATAAATCGGGTGCAGAAAATGAATTTATGACTGATGTAATTTCCGACCAATTACAAATATCAAATGATATTATTGAATTAATAAGAGGTACAAAACGGGATTACACTATTGATGACAGCATACAATTTACAACCGTATCGGATAAATATGAAGATTATCTTGCAGGAATTTCATTTACTACAAATATAACAACGCAAAGCGACTTTGATGGTTGCGATGTACCAACAAATTAAACATGAAAAAAATATTTTTAATCTTTTTAGTTTTATTTTCTTTTGCATCGTTTGGGCAGGTGTATCAAGCTATGCCACAGCCAGGATATGGTCCTGTAAAACGTATGCTATTTGATAGTGTATTGACTTTGCCTACTTCAATCACTTCGTTGCGAAATATAACGGGAGGGCGTGATACGGGGCAAATTAGATACAACAAAGCAGATAGCGCAATATATGTGCATACAGGATATGGGTGGATAAAAGATAATAGCGGTGGCACAATAACATCCATTGCAACAGGGTTAGGGTTAAGCGGTGGCACAATAACATCATCTGGTACTCTAATAGTTGATACATCATCGGCATCAATTTTAAGCCGTCAACGTGCTGCTTATACTTATGCGCCAATATCAATTACAGGCACAGTAACATCAGTAACGGGTACATCGCCCGTTGTAAGTTCGGGAGGTGCAACTCCTGCGATTAGTATGCCTGTTGCAACCACATCGGTTAATGGTTATTTAAGTTCAGCAAATTGGACAACCTTCAATGCCAAAGAAAGTGCATTAACATTTTCAAGTCCGTTATCGAGGTCAACAAATACTATTTCAATTCCAGCAGCAACAACATCAGTAAATGGATATTTAACTTCTACAAATTGGACTACATTCAACAATAAACAAGCGACAATAACATTAACTACAACGGGAACTTCAGGTGCTTCTACTTTGGTAGGTGCAACTTTAAACATTCCTAATTATGCAGATGCTTATGTTGGTACAGTTACTTCGGTTGCTGCATTAACATTAGGCACAACGGGAACGGATTTAAGTTCAACAGTTGCAACGGGTACAACAACTCCCGTAATTACTTTAAATGTACCTGATGCAAGTGCAACCGCAAGGGGTGTTATAACAACAGGAACACAAACAATAGGTGGTGCAAAGACTTTTAATTCTGCTTTAAGTGGAACAACTGCAACATTTAATGGCACAGGTTATTCAATATTTAATGGTAGTGCTTATCTTGAAACACCTGCATCAACAGGATTATCTTTTGGTTTTAATAGAAGTGGTGGAAATGGGGAAGCAACTATTGTTTGGGGAGCAGCAGCAGCAGGATATAATTTTGAGATTGCAAGTGTATTAAGTGGAACAATTACTCCAAGACTTACTATATTAACAACAGGTGCAGCTACATTTAGTTCTTCGGTAACTGCAACAAATTTATATTCAACAGGTGCATCTAATTTAGCTACAACGAGTGGCAATGTATTAATCGGCACAACCACCGATGCGGGATACAAACTTTCGGTCAACGGTACAGGTCTTTTCAGTAATGTGTTAAGTGTTTTTGTAAGTGGAAATGATACAAGATTAGCTAATTTTTCATCTTCAAGTTATGGTTCTGCAAGAGGATTAAGAATAAATAGTTATACTTCATCAAATGGTGGGCAAGATTGCGGTGTTGAATTTGATTCGGGTCTTGGAGGATATGGTGGGTTTAAGCTATCTAATAGTGGTACTC